CTGAAAAGGATGTGCCTTTACCCAGCGGTCTGACCTTCGGCACGGCTCTGGCCTACCTGAAGGATGGCTGGAAGGTTGCCCGGAAGGGCTGGAACGGCAAGGGGCAGTATGTGGAGCTGGCAGAGTGTATCTCCTACCGGAACAGAGCCGGCGACATCATCAACGCTGACCATCAGGCCATTGGTAATGCGGCGCTGGCATTCGTTGGCACCTCTGGTGTGCAGCTGGGCTGGCTGGCATCTCAGGCTGATATTCTGGCAGAAGACTGGTATGTGGTGAAATAAGGAGGAAAATGGTATGAACTATGTGAGTGAAAAAGCTATGGGATGCTGTGAAGCCAAGGAAACGCGTGGCATTCCACGTCCCGAGGAATTACCTCCCGAGCCGCTGGTGGAGTTGATGAACAGAACCAAGGAAGTAGGTTTTGCGATCCTCAATATGGCGGAGAAGATTGAGAACAATCTTTTCGGTGAAACAAGCAGACGTGAGGAAAAGCCCGTTTCGCCTATGTGCCATCGGGATGCGCTGGAGCAGCACCATGATGTCTTGTGTGACGCGGCGAATACGCTGAGCCGGATTTGCAATATGCTGGGCGTGTGAGGGCTGACCCCATGAAGATTCCGGAAAGTGTCCGCATTGGTGGGGTGGAGTATGAGATTCTGTATGTGCCGAATCTGAATGACGGTGTGAACGTGGCCTATGGGCACATTGATTTTGACGATTGTCTGATTGAGCTTTCGGCCACCTACGGCACCTCCCATCAGAAACGCTGTCAGACCCTGTGGCATGAGATCCTCCACGGCATTCGCAATCACGCCGGTTTGGCGATTGAGAACGAGGAGGAAGTGGTGGAGATGTTCGCCAAGGGGATTTATCAGGTACTGCAGGATAATGGGGCGAGGCTGTTTGATTTGAAAGCGGTGGATAACACCCTTCAGTCAGCTTCGCTGACAGCTCCCCTCTAAGGGGAGCCATAAGTATTTCCGACAAAGGAGGTTTATCCATGTGGGAGGTTGTGAAGGATGGAGTTGTGATGGCTCATGGGCCGGAGGTGACGATGTCCGGGAAGGAGCTGCGGCAGAAGCTCCGGGCGGATGGTTATGAGGTATTGCTGGATGGGAGGAAAGTGCGGTGAATGCCCTCTCAGTCACGGCGTTCGCCGTGCCAGCTCTCCCAGAGGGAGAGCTAAGGTCCCGCGGCGGTGGGGTGGATGCTGCCAACTGCGGATACCCGTCCCTGGGTGTCCCTACGGGCGGACGAGCGATGCTCGCCCCTACGGGGGCAGGCTCGAGCGTAGGAGATGGATTCTTCGACTCCGCTGACGCTCCGCTCAGAATGACAGGCGAGAACGGATTGCCACGCCCCTTCTGGACTCGCAATGACAGATAAACTGGAGGTTTTATGGCAAAGGAACGATTAAAGGTGATTCAGGCCGGGCGGCTCTGGATGGCGGTACAGTATACTGCCATTCGGGGCCCTGACCCCGGAGCTCGTCGGGAAGCAAAAGCATTGATTTCCACGCCGGCAAGGGAAAGTCTGAATGCAAAGCTCAGCTGGCAAAGGCTGATGCTACTGCTGGCGGCGAATTTTAAGAGCGACGATTTGGTGATTACGCTGACCTATCGGGACGGGCAGCTGCCCCGTCATCGGGAGGAGGCAGCGAAGAAAGTCCAGTATTTCAACCGGTTACTGCGGAAGCGACGACGGCAGGATGGTGAGGAGCTGAAATATGTATACACCACGGAAGGGTATCACTCCGGCGGCCGGCTCCACCATCATCTAATCGTCAATGCCACCGGCGAGGATTATGAACTGGTGCGGCAGCTGTGGCAACGAAATGGCGACAATGTGGATGTAGAGCGGTTTGGCTGGGATGGGCCGGAGCGCTGGGGGAAATATCTGACGAAGGAGCCCCGGGAGCAGGGTCGCCGTCATGTAGGTGACCGGACATGGTGCGCAAGCCGGAATCTGATTCGGGCAAAACCCCGAACGGAATTTGTACCGGCAGGGGAGCCGCTGGTGCCGCCGGCTGGGGCGAAGATCGTTGACCGCGCCCAGTGCGACAACTGCTACGGACGGTTTTGCTACATGATGGCGTATTTGCCGGAAGAATCCAACTGAAAAGAAAATTTCAGACTTGGGGTAGTGTATAATAATAGGGAAAAGAAAAAACAGGAGGCGAAAAAACTTGCAAACCAATCAGAGTTGTGGTAAAATGAAGACAAATCGAAGACGCGTTCCCTGTCCGGCCTGCGGCAAAGGCACGGTGGTCTATTTGCTACCTACTTCGGCGGTGAAAGATCTCCCTGTCAAGTGCAAGGTCTGCGGAAAGGAAAGCGTTTTGAATATCTCGACTGTGCCTGTGCCCTGTGTGCCTGTGCCTTGATTCGCCAAGTAGCGATCATGGTACAGGCTTTTTTATTTGCCCTTTGCCCGTGTCACGGACTGCTTCGGCGGTCTGCGGCACGGGCATTTTGTTTTTTTGTGAGTGCAGGAGGTATAGACCCCTCAGTCACGGCGTTCGCCGTGCCAGCTCCCCTGAGAGGGGAGCCAAGGCGCCTGCGGCGTTGGGGGGCGGATTACCGGGAGATTGCCACGGCTCCTGCGGAGCCTCGCAATGACAAACAAATCTGGAGGAGATTGCCACGCCCCTTCGGGGCTCGCAATGACGTGCGTTGGTTGCGGTGCGGTGGTGGTCTGGGAAGAAATTTTCAATTTTCAACTTTCAATTTTCAATTTCCCAAAGGGGGTGGCTGGATGGCTCAAAAGAAATACACGGCGAGGAGCTTTGCCAAGGCGGTGAAGCGGTACTTCGATTCCATCAGCCGGGAGGCTGTGGTGACGGAGAAAAAGCCCACAGGCCGGCTGGACAAGTACGGCCACATGATTTTCGAGGACGTGCCGGTTGAAAACCGGCTGGGCGAAACCATGAAGCGAATCGAGTTCCTGCTGCCGCCCACCGTCAGCGGCCTGTGTGTGGCGTTGAAAATCCATCGCAGCACCTGGTCGGATTACGCCAAAGACCCGGAGTTTGCCGACACGGTAGCGTGCGCGGGGGGGCTCATGCGCGCATGGCTCGAAGAGCAGAGCCTGATGCGGCAGGGTAAGGACTTCCGTGGGGTGGAGTTCAACCTCGTTCACAACTTCGGCGTTGGCAAGGAGGTGGCTGCGGATGCAGGTGGCACGGTGGAGGACCTGCTGGCGCAGCTGGAGGCTGCCGGTGAGGGAGGTCAGACGTTTTGAACATCCTGCTCAACTGCCTGCTGTTCATTCAGGCTTTCTTGAAGATCCGGGACAAGGAAGGGCATCTGGTTGCCCTGATCCTGAATCCGCCGCAGCAGCGGCTATACAACGCCATCAAGGCGCAGTGGCAGGCTGGAAAGCCGGTACGGATCATCATCCTGAAAGCCCGTCAGATGGGCTTTAGCACGGTGGTGGTTGCCATCGTCTTCTGGCTCACCTCCACCGCAAGGTACGTCGAAAGCATGATCGTCGCCCACAAGGACGAGGCCACCGCCAACCTGTTCCGGATGGTGAAACGATTCTTTGACTATCTGCCGGCGAAACTCCGACCCATGACCAAAGCCTCCAACGCCAAGGAGCTGGTATTCGACAAGCCCAGTCGGGATGGCAGCGACGGTCAGGGGCTGGGGAGCCGGATCCGATGTGCCACTGCCGGTGGCAAGGGCGTTGGACGAAGCTACACCCTCAAGTGCCTACACCTCAGCGAGTACGCATTCTGGCCGGGGAACAAGGCAGAGACATTCACCGGTCTTGTACAGTCCGTGCCGGACAAGCCCGGGACGCTGATCGTGATCGAATCCACCGCCAACGGCTTTGACGATTTCAAAGTCAAGTGGGACGCTGCGGTACAGGCCCAGAAGGACGGCACCGACGGCTACACGCCCATCTTCTTTGCCTGGTATGAGATGCCGGACTACCGGAGAAAGCCCCGAAAAGGCTTCGTAAGGACCGAGGAGGAGCAGGTTTTGGCTGACACCTACGGGCTGGACGATGAGCAACTGGCATGGCGGCGCTGGTGCATTGCGGAGCAGTGCGGTGGCGATTTGGATCTGTTTCATCAGGAATACCCCTGCACCCCCGAAGAAGCCTTTATTTCCACCGGTCGCTGTGCCTTCGACAAGCCCTCGCTGGTGCTACGGATCAAGCAGGTGGAGGATGCGGTCTGGGAGCGTGGGAGGTTCCGTGTGGAGCGTGCAGGTGATGCCGAGGAAGGGCAGGAAGGCTCCGGACGGATCCTCAGCTGGGAATGGGTATCGGAGTCCGATGGCCCGATACGGATCCGGAAACAGCCGGAACGAGGCGTTCCCTACGTCCTCAGCGGCGACACCGCCGGCACTGGCAGCGACTTCTTCGCCGGTCATGTACTGGACAATCGCACCGGTGAGCAGGTGGCGGTAATCCACCATCAGTTCGGAGAACGACAGTTTGCGGAGCAGATGTACTGTCTGGGCCAGTACTACAACAAGGCTCTGGTGGGCATTGAGACCAACTATTCCACATACCCCCAGATGTGTCTGGAGGATATGAATTATCCCAATCTGTATGTCCGCAAGCGCTACGACAACTACCTGGGAAAGCATGTGGATGCTTACGGCTTTGTGACCAGTCCAAAGACACGTCCCATCATCGTCGATGGATTGAAGGACGTGGCAAAGAACGCGCTGGACACCATCTGGGACGTGGACACCCTTCGGGAGATGCTGGTATTCATCTATGACGAAAACTGGAAGCCTCAGGCAGAGCAAGGGGAACACGATGATTTGGTGATATCCCTCGCCATTGCTCATGCCATCCGTCCACAGCAGAGCAGTGAGGTGCAGCAGTCTGGGCGGAAAGGCTCCAGCTGGTCGCCTCAGGCGCTGGCGGACTATTACCGGGCTACCCCTGAGCAGAAGGCCATCATGGAAGCTATGTGGGGCAAGCCCTAAAGGAGGATATGCGTGAAAAAGGAAAATGAAAAGCTGCGGCAGTGGCAGGGACGGCTATCCGATGGGGATATGAAATACGCCCCTGAGGTGGCGAAGATGAACGAGCGGGAGGCCGTTTACTCCGGATCCAACGTTCTGGAACCGTTGGTACCCGGTGACACCGGTGACGATGGCGAGAACCTCCAGACCAGCCATGTACGCAACATTGTATTCGAAAACATCGAGAGCCAAATCAGCTCGGAGATTCTGCAGCCGAAGGTGACTCCCCGGCGGCAGAAGGACGAGCATCTGGCCAACATCATTGAGCATTTTATCCGCAATGAGCTGGACCGGCTGCCCTTCGAGACTATCAACGATATGGCAGAGCGGACGGTGCCGATCCAGGGCGGCGTGGGTTTCCTTGCTGACTGGGACAACACAAAACGCAGCTTTGACCATGTTGGCGAGTTCGTCCTCAGCCTATTACATCCCAAGCAGTTTGTACCTCAGCCCGGTGTGTACACCGGCGTGGAGGATATGGACTGGTTCATCGTCAAGATCCCCACAACCAAGGAGGCCATCCGGCAAAAGTATGGCAAGGATGTTGCGAATCAGGGAGAGAGTGAGCCGGAGATTCGGGGCAGCGGCAACGAGGCTCAGAGCGACGACGCGGTGACCCAGTATGTGGGCTTCCATCGCAATCCCAACGGCGGCATTGACCGGTACAGCTGGGTCAACGATGTGGAGCTGGAGGATTTGGAGGACTATCAGGCCAGACGGCTGCCGGTCTGCTGCCAGTGCGGGCGGGTGCGTCCCCTTCGGGGACAGCTTATCCATGCACAGGAGGGACTGACCCCAGAGCCTCCGGACACCGATACGCCGATTACTGCCGGTCATCAGATGGCTGGGGTGCTGGCTGACCAATTCATGGATGACGCAGCACCGGAGGGGCTGGAGGGTATGCCCGTAGGGCATGAGCAACCACGCTACGATGGGGACGGCTGCCCCTGGTGTGGGTGCAAGGAGTTTACCAGTAAGACCATGGAGTATGAGCAGGTATTCCTGCCTGTAAAGACCTCCATAGGTACCCAGATTCCCGGTGCCGGATACCAATTTGACGCAGATGGGGAAGTGGTATGGCAGCCGACGCAGATTCCCTTCTACAAGCCGGATGTGTTCCCGGTGGTGATCCAGTGCAGCGTGTCTGTATACGGACAGCTGCTGGGCAACTCCGACGTGGATGTGATTCGGGATCAGCAGAACACCATCAACCGGCTGGAACAGAAAATCATTGACCGGATCATGAAGGCCGGTTCCCTGATTACGCTGCCGCCGGAGGAATTTATCCAAATCGATCCGAAGGACTCCAAAAAGGTCTATCTGCAAAGGCCGGAGCACAAGGGCATGATCGATGTGTACACCTTCACCGGTGAACTCCAATATGAGCTGGCTTACATGGCGCAGGTCTATGAGGAGGCTCGTCAGATGCTGGGTATTACCGATTCCCTCCAAGGGCGGCGTGACCCCACTGCCACCTCGGCAGTAGCGAAGGAGTTCTCCGCAGCCCAGGCCGCCGGCCGGATGGAAAGCAAACGGGTCATGAAAAAGGCCGCTTATGCCAAAATCTTTGAGCTGATGTTCAAGTACCAGCTGGCCTATGCCGACGAGCCGATCCCCGTCAGCTACAAGGATTCTCAGGGCGAGACCATCTATGAGGAGTTTGACCGGTACGACTTTCTGGAGCAGGATGCCGACGGCAACTGGCACTGGAACGACCAGTTCCTGTTCAGCTGCGACACGGCGGCACCGCTGGCCAGCAATCGGGAGGCGCTGTGGCAGGAGACCAGAATGAACCTCCAGACCGGTGCCTTTGGTGATCCCACCTCTACGGACACGCTGATTCTCTTCTGGGCCAAGATGGAGGAGCTGCACTATCCCGGCGCGGCGGCTACCAAAAAGCATTTGGAGGAACGCCTCGCACGGGAACAGGAGCAGGCCCAGATGATGCAGGCGATGCAGGTACCCGGGCAGGGAATGACTGCTCCGCCCACCCCTCAAGCACCTGCGGTGACAGCTCCTCTTTAAGCATGGATTGCTAAAGGGCTTAACCCCTCGCAATGACACATTTTGATGGAAGGGAGGAAGGATCATGAGCAAGAACGGTTATGCAGGTCAGATCAAGAACACCGGCTCTCAGGTTGTGAAGGCACCCAGCCAGCACACTGAGCCCAAGCACATCAGCCGGAAGACCGGCAAGGATCTGCGCAGCGGTAAGAAGTGATGGGCAGGAGTCCACGCATGGTGCAGGCCTTGACGTATGTGGTCATTAAAGGGTATCGCCCGCATTCCACATCCGTCACGGCTTTCGCCGTGCCACCTTCTCCCCGGGAGAAGGCATTGCGCCTTCGGCGCGAATTAACAATGAATACGCAGGGATAGCGCAAACATCCAAACAGCCGTTGCGGCTGGGAAAGGAGCCGTTATGGCGAAGTTGACAGAAGAAAAATTGTTTGAAGCCTTTGGTTTAGGCGCAAAAGCGCAGGAGGTCGCCGCCCCTGCTGCCAAAGAGAATCCCGCATCTGCTGATGAAGGCGCACAAGGGCAGGGCCTCGCCGACCCTGCGGCAGCGGATGCACCCTCCAATGCGCCCGATGCTGAACCGACCGTGGACACGGGTATGCAGGAAGATCCTGCGGAAACAGCAGCAGATGGGGCAGGGGAGGACAAGCCCCCTCTGACGGAGGCTGAGCGGCGTGCCAATGCCGCCCGTCGCCGTCAGCAGGAACAACAGGCAGCGGTGGACAAGGCCGTTGCTGACGCGCTCAAAAAGGAACGGGAGCAACAGGCCCAGTCTATGACCGCCTTCTTTGCCAAGGCCGGACTAAAAAATACCTACACCGGAAAGCCCATCACCAGTATGGAGGAATATCAGGCGTGGGAAAAACAGTCCGCTCAGGTACAGCTGGAACGGGAATTGAAGGCCGGAAAGCTGACCCCGGAGGGACTGGCGCAGGCCATCGGTGAACATCCGCTGATGCAGCAGGCGCAGGCCATCATCGACCGGGACACCGCCGCCGAGGCAGCAAAGCAGGAGGCGGCTGATCAGGCACGGATCGATGCGGAAATCGCGAAGATCCACGCCATTGATCCCTCCATTAACTCTCCGGCTGATTTTCTGAATATGCCCAACTACACCGAGTTCAAGGAGCTGGTGGACAAGGGCTATTCCTTTGAACACGCACACTATCTGGTTAATCGGGAGAAGATCGAGACATCCAGAGCCGAGGCCGCACGGCAACAGGCATTGTCAAATACCCGTGGCAAGGAGCATTTGACCGGCCCTGTTGGCAGCCGTGGGGAAGGCGCTTTGACAGTGCCTGCCAAGGTGATGAGCCTGTACCGGCAGCTAAACCCCGGTATGTCTGATGCCCAGATCATCGCCCACTACAACAAAGTTACAAAACACTAAGGAGGACAAGTTCCATGTTTACCCCGAAAAACATGGGTACCGCACTGCAGCCTTGGGAATACCTCCCCGCTGCCGCCGGTACCTACAAGGCTGGCCAGTTGCTCAACGCCAGCGGCGGCAAGCTGGCTCCCGTCAGCGCAGCCGCTACCACCACCCCTACCTATTTGTGTATGGCAGACATCACCGCCATCGACGCTCAGGTGATTCCTGTGGCCGCAGTGGTCAAGAACGATATTTATGTGACGCACCTCAGCGCAGAAGCTGCCGATGCCAAAATCGGCACCAAGCTTCAGGTCAGCGCCGGTGGCTTGCAGGTGGACGGTTCCGCCGCAGGCTCCTTCGAGGTGACGTATCTGGAGGACACCGCCGCCGGCAGCGAGGTTTGCGGTCGGTTCCACTGATCCTAAGAAAGGAGAATCATTACTATGGGTTACATTTTTTCTGTGGGCTCCGGTGTTGCCGACTCTGTGTTCGGCTTCGCGGAAGCTCCCATTCGTGGCATTCTGGATTCCAGAGGCGAGGCTTTTGAGAAGAAGAGTATGCTGGGCGAGTTCTTCTCCATGGGCACCTCTGAGAACGGCATGGATGCCTACACCAGCATGACCGGTATGAACGGCTTCGAGCCTGTGGGCGAGAACGGCCCTTATCCTGCTGACTACATGGAGGAGGGTTATAAGAAAATCTTCGTCTATGATACTTGGAAGGATGCCTTCTCTATCTCCAAGGAGGCTATCGACGATGACAAGATGCTGGATCTGCGGCAGAAGCCTGTTGGCTTCATCAAGGGCTGGCACCGCACCCGTGAGAACTTCGGCGCTGCCATCTACGGCGGCGCAATCAATGGTCAGGGCACTATCACCTTTGGCAAGAAGAAGTTTGACATTCTGGGCGCAGACAGTCTGCCCCTGTTCCATAAGGCTCACAAGCCCAAGGCGAAGGGTGCTACGCAGGCCAATCTGTTCTCTGATGCCTTCAGCGTGGAGGCGCTGGATATGGCAGAGGCTGCCATGCAGCAGTTCAAGGGTGACAGCGGCGAGCTGTTGGATGTGGCTCCCACCACCATCGCCATCCCCAACATCCCGTCGCTGAAGCGGAAGGTCTTCGCCGCCATCGGTGCGGATAAGGATCCCCTCACCGCCAATAACGGTTTTAACTTCCAGTTTGGTCGCTGGCGTGTGCTGATTTGGGGCTATCTGAATCAGTTCATTGCCAAGGGCGTGGAGCCTTGGATGCTGCTGGATGATGACTACATCGAAGCGGCGGACGGCCCCAAGTGGATCGACCGTGAGAAGCTGAGCATCCGCTCCGACCTGAACGATGACAACGATGCCAATGTTTGGCGTGGCCGTGGTCGATTTGGTGCCGGTTTCGTGGATTGGCGCTTCGCCTGCTGCGGCGGTATGACCGCCGGTGCCGCGCTGGCGGATGTGATTTAAGCTACATAGGAAGGGCGTGGGCCATGCGCCCATGCCCTTTTTGTCAGGAGGCCGGATATGAAAATCAGAGAAATTATTGAACGGGTAGACCGGCAGAAGCCCAATGCCTTTTCCGCCGAGGACAAGGTTCGCTGGATTAGCGAGCTTGACGGACGGCTGGGGCTGGAGGTCTGCATGATGGATATCGCGCAGGTGCAGCAGCTGCGCTATGGGATGGATTGCCTGGAGCATGAGCCGCTGCTGCAGTTTCCCCACGATGCCATGTACGATCACTGGATGTTTGCCATGATCGACTACGCCAACGGGGAGTACGACAAATATCAAAATGCAATGGAGTGCTACAACGCCCATTACGACAGCTTCAAGCACTGGTTCCTGAATACCTATGATCCGGTGCGGGGCTATGGAAAGGAGAATGCGGTTTGAGCGGCAGACCACCTTATTATTTCACTGCCTATGGACTGGCGGTGAAGCACGGCTTTCAGGGCACCGAGCAGGAATGGCTGGAGAGTCTGAACGGTGACAATGTGGTTCTGCGGTATCAGGATGGAATCCTTCAGTGGAAGTTAGCCCGTGCCGGAGAGGATAGCTGGGCACCGCTATTTGATTTGGGGCAGATTCAGCGCTGGGCAGAGGCTGCCGAGGTGTTCCGGAATGAGGCCGCCCAGCACAGCGAGGATGCTGGTGTTTCCGCCAATGAGGCGACAGCCATTGCGGAGGAGCTGGCGCAGCGCTCTGAGGCTTTGGCTCGAAGCATTACCACATCGATGGTACTTGATTATCATCTGGGTTCCCTCTACACTCACACCGGCGCAGAGGCGGACGGTGCTGATTACGCCAACCGTATCCGCTCCGGGTTCTTCCCCGTGCTTAGCGGAAAGCTGAATGTTTACGCACCCACCAGCGTTAAGAGCCGGCTTGTATTTTACAACGCAGATCTGAGTTTCCGTTCCAGCGTAAATGAATTTGCTTCGGGAAGCTATTCAGCGTCCACCACAGCGGTCTTTGCACGGCTGATTGTTGGATACGATTCGGATGCGGAGGTGGCTGATGTGGCGACGCTGGCCGCCATGGTGGCGGTGTGCATGCCGGTGGAGGTGCCGGAAGGAGGAACTACCTTCCATATCACCATCACCGGCAACGATGCGGATGGTTATGCTGCGGACAAGACCTATGAGGAGATTCGAGAGGCTTGGAAACAAGGTCAATCCTGTATTTGCAATTGTGCTGGTCTGCTGATGCCTCTGGTAATGCTGGGCGGCGATGCTCAGTTTGACACTGTGTGGAATGGTCAGGAGTATCGTGTATACATTAGCCCCACGGGCAATGTGAGGGTAGATATTT